GTTTTCGGCGAGCAATTCGAGATAGCGCTTATGATCGGCCACGATGTCGCGGAGATCGCGGCCTTGCTCTGCGGCCGCGTCGAAAGGCGAGAGCAACAGGTTCTCCATTTCCATCGCCGTCGCCTGAATTTCCTTCGTGGCGTCGATGTAGCCTTTGCCGGGCGTGATCCAGCGGCAGCGGGTATAGGCGTGCAGGTTGTCCCAAAAGTCCGGCGCATCGAGCGGAAGCTCAACGCGGCCTGTTTCGATCGCCTCTTCCAACCACGCCACATAGAACGGCTGCGCCATCTGATCACGCAGCAGCGTTTGCATGGTCAGCGTCTCTTGCCATTGCGGGATGAACGCCGCACGCATGGATGAGTAGTTCGTCGTGGAATAATCCATCGACGTTTCCTCATAGGTCGAGCCGACGCACGCCGCGATCAGGCGAATGTTCGTGCGCATGTAGGCTTCAAAGGACGCGACCTCGCGGCCTTGCGTAAACAGCTGCAGCTCATCCTCGGGCGGGAGCACCGGCAGATTGATGCCGCCGTCCAGCGTGATTTGCTGATCGTCGCCATAGCGCGCCGCGCGGCGTCCATGGAAATCGCGCAGATCATCGACGCCGAAATTCTCGCTCACAGCGGAGGGGCCAGCGTTCGATTTCACCACCCCGATCATCATCGCCTGCAACGCGGCATTGGCGAGCGTGGATTCGTCGTACTTCTCAAAGCCCTTCACGCGCGAGAGGGCGGCGACGATGTTGGAGAGGCCGCGCGTTTGGCCGGGGCGATCGCGGTCATAAACGTGCAGGAAGTTGGGACGGCCCCACGGGGTCCAGCGCGGAATGCGCCGCCACGTCGGCGCGGCGGTGTCTACGCCCACGTCGTTCGGGTGGCGCTCGCGCACGTAATAGGCGATGGGCGCGCGCGTGTTCGGATCCAGCTCAATGCCGGCGCGGCGCGTATCTTCATCGATCGCGCCATCGGGGTTTGACACGCGATCGGTGTCAATGATGTCGAGGCGCGTGGCCCACGTCGAGCACGCCTCGCGGGGCGACCAGGCCAAGTGCCCGAATGCTTCGCCGTCGATGAACAGCGAGCGCGCTGCGGTGCGGAGCAAGCCGCCGAACGTGAGTTGGCGCTGCGCGTCGGGCTCAAAGGTGTGGCTGGTGGCATACTCGCGCCACAGCTGCTCGATGCGCCGATTGATGCGCGCCGTGTCCTCGGGCGTGAAGCCGAGCGCGGCGCCATCCACCTGCGCGGTGATGTGCCAGCCAGAGCCCACAGCCGCATTCACGCGGCGGCGGCGTGCCGAGGTGATGATCGCATTGTTTCGGTCAAGCTCGCGCGCGCGGGCGACGATGGTGGCGCGCTCGGAGAGATATTCCCGATCGGCGCTGGCGAGCGTCGGCTTCCACCAGCGAAGCTGCGGCTGGTTATCGGCTGCGCCGCGGAAATGCGTGCCTGGGAAGTTTGCGCCGGTCTTTAGGCCGAGGCGGTTAGCAACACCGCTAAGCATGCCCTTGAGCGTCATTGGCGCCACCCCGCAAACCCGATGCGACCGCGCCGACGCGGCGTGCCATCGCCTTCGGCGGCGGCTTCCAGGCGTTCGATTTCGTTCTCGATGGTGGGCAGGTCGGCTGGTGTGTAATCCACCGCGCGGCCGCCGCTGCTGATCTTAACGCGCTTGTCGCCAAGAATCAGCTTGCGCCGCGCTGCCTTCAGCTCAAGCAGCCATGCCGCATCATCCGCCGACAGCGCCATGATGCTTAGGCCCCTTCCTCGGACGGGGCGGGGGCTGGATCATTGAGCGCGGCTTCAAGGTTGGCGCGCGCCTCAGCGAGTCGTTCGGTTTGCGCGTTGACGAGTTCGGCTTCGTCGTCGTGCAAGGCTTGGCCTGGGCGATTGTAATTGCGCAGGGCCAACAGCAATCGGCTCATGGATTTGTCTCCGGTGACGACGAAGAGCAGCATTAGAAATAACCCTTCGGCGCCTGCTTCACGAGTTTGCCGCCGGGGTGCTCATCCGGTGGCGGCGGTGGTGGTGGCGGTGGTGGCGCGGCAAGCGCCGGCCGCGGCGCAACGTGCTCGCCGACGATGGCGGCGCGCGCTGCATCCCAATCAAATTCGCGTTCGGACTTCGGCACGCCAACACCAAGCCCGTAGGCGAGGGCGCGCGTGCCGACGTAAACGTCGGTTTCTTCGTTGCGGAAGCCTTTGCGCAGCTTCCACACGCGGGTGATCTTGCCTTTCGACGTGTCCTCGACAACGTGCTCGGCGACCAGCTCGCGCGTGTAATCCTGATCAACCCATCGCGGGAAGTGCGCACGACCCGGTGCATTATTGCCGTGCTGCAGTCCATCCTGATCAAGCACGACGCCTTTCTCGATGGCGAGGCGCAGGCTGTAGGCCAATTCCGATTTCAGCGACCATGTGCCGGTCGGGTAGAGCATCGTTGAGCCGACGATCTTCCCGTCGAGCTTGGCCTTCACGCGCTTGGGCTTGCCGATGTACGGCCGATTCCAACCGGGCAAACCGTCGAGAGCGCGCGCGGTGGGGTGCTGGCCGCAGAACGCATAGACGTGATGGCTCTTGAAGCCGGTGTCCACGCCGAACACTTCGATCCCGATCTCGCCGCCCTCGGCATGCCGGTAGCGGCGCTTGAGCACTTCGCCCAATTCTTCCCACACCGTCTCGCCGGCAGGGTCGCCGAGGATCTTTCCGCGATCGACCAGCCACCATTCCGCGCCGCGGCCGTAGCCGATCACGCTCCATGCAAGGTGATCGCCTTGCACGTCGCACATGCCGATGAGCAGGTAGGCGCCAGCGGGGCACACGCCTTCCTCGTAATCCTCGCGCAGCTCGAAAAGCTTCACGTGGTCGGGCGCGTCGCGGCCTTCATCCCATTTTCGCGCGAGCGTTTGCTGCACGAACGTCTTTTCCGCAGCGAGGCCGGATGATTTCGCCTCAACCGCTTCGGCCCAAACGTCATCCCAACCCACGAAGGGCGAGACATAGACCCACCAGCGATACGATGGCGTGCGCCCGTTCTCGGGGCGCGCCTTCCATCGCTCAAGCTCGCTCGCATCGAATGCGTGCGGCGGCGCCGGGTTGGCTTCATCGCCATCCTCATAGGTGGCGATGTACTCGCTGGCCGCTACCATCGGCTCTTTGTGGTGATCCTCGATCAAGCCACCGCAGAGCCGGCATGCGAAGTGCGGGCCGATCGTCTCCGTCGGCGCGCGCATGTCCTCGAACTCATGCCGTTCGTACCCGTCGCAATGCGGGCAGGGCAGATACAGCTCGTAAGCCGTGCCCTTCTCATGCGCCTCGCTCGATGGGCACTTGCCTGCCACGCCACCGGCGCTGAGCTGCAGCCATTTGGCGCCACGCTTAAGCCAGGCGCGCTGACGCTTCCGCGCCTGATCGATCGGCGAGCCGCGCCCGCCCACGTCCGACTCATAGCCGGCGACTTCCTCAAGGATGAGGTCGCGGAAGCTCACCATTTGCAGCGCATTCGGGCTTGAGGCGGTGGCGATCCGCATCGAACCGCCGTGAAATCGCTTGCGCAGCGTGTTGGATCCGACGCCAGAGCGGGACGAAACCTTCCGCACGCGATGTTTCAGCGCGCGCGACCCGTCGATGAGGGCCTGCACCTTCTCCTCGGCGTACTTCCGCGCGTCATCGATCGAGGGGAGATACACCCCGATCGGTCCAGGGTTCTCCGCGATGGAGTGCATCGCCCAAATCTGGCCGATGAGTGACTTTGCCGACTGCGCCGAGGCCAACACATTGACGCCGCGACACGGATCGGCAGGGTCTAACCGCGCGAGGATGGGCTTGATGAAGCCCACATCGCTCAAATCGAGCGGCCCGATGCGCGGGGAGTTCGTCTCCGCGCTCAATTCGATGTTCGCCTCGGCCCATTCGGCCAATGGAAGGCGCTCTTTCGGCGCAACCGCCGCGGCGAGCTGCGCAAACACCCATCGGGTGTCGGCGCTCCAAGGTTCTTTAGGCGGCTTCGGCTGCGTCGGCG